GTTCCGAATGGGCCCCCGCGGGGGAAAGCGTATTGGCTACGTCAATCAGAGTTTAATCCTGAACTACAAAATTAAGTCAGGTGATAGGGAAGACTCACCGATGGAAATCGGGCACGCATTTAATAGCATGCTCGAACACTGTCCGGTAAGTCGACCTTTTCTCTCCGATATGATCGCCAATCGTAGGCTGGAACCGACCTATGGTTACCAACCCAACTTCTTTGTCTCGACAAAGTTGGGTGGTCTTGGGATAGATCCCAAGTGGACCAATGGTCAACCGGTTCGCCTCACGTTAACGCAAAGGCGAGTAGCAGCGCTATTCGCGGAAGACGTCGTTTCTTCTTTCGTCTGGTCCAACGGATTTTCCGTGAAAGGACCTTTGGCGAAGTTTCTGAAGGAACTTCCGGCTCCGCGTCTCACGACGGCTGCTAACTCAGAGGTGTACGAGATGAGGTACCGACCACTGATTGTCGATAACGAAGTCATTGACCCACACTGGGACTCTGACCCGTCGTCGTACAAATCGTGGGTTGCCCTCCTGACGAGTATGTCACTCTCCATCGGCGAGAGGGACAGCAAGCGTCTCAACCTTGCTAAGTTATCGTCAGTTAATCCGATGCGTCGCGAAAAGGTATTGAACATGAAACCCAAATGGTTATTTCCGGAACTTCCGGAGCCATCCACAGGGTTTGTGTTCTCCTACCGCGGGCGCAACTTCTGATAAGGGGGTTCTCGTTCTTAAATGGTCCAAAACGTTGGGCGGTTGAGATCAACCGTTTCCGTAAAGATTTACGTACTAAGTGTTGTCCTGTTTACCCGGTAAAAGGATACCATGGAATGTCGAGAGACTGCACGGATCAGCCTACAACCGAGATCACACTCAATTCCACCCTCAATTCTGTTTGTCACTGAAGTCAACACAGGCATAGATAGTTCGAGTCCTAACAGGGCCCGATGAGCTAGGCTACTACCATCGGCTATGCTCTTCAGCAGATAAAGAATTGATTGGAACGGAGAGCGATCTCACTCGTAGGTGAGCGAGAATGAACA